AATCATTTGAAGGATAAAGTAAGAAATGAATCCAATGATAAGTTGAGTAAAGTTAAAGATGCAAATCTAGAAATTGAAAGGCTTAAGAGAATTGTCGAGGATGAAAAAGCCCTTGCTGAAGCTATACTTAAAGCGAAAGACAAAATTCAAAATGAATCGAAAATCATTTTGAAAAATCCTGCTGCTAAAATTAATGAAATTGCGAAAGCAAATGTTGTTGATGAAATACCACCTTTGGTTCAACGTGATACTTGTATCACTTGTTGTCTGAAGTTATCTATTGGTAATATTAGAGCTAAAAGATTAATGTGTCCTTCTTGTTATAAGAAAGCCAATCCTGCTAAGGCAAAACCCGAGAAACAAACTCCGGTTCAAAATAAAAATAAAAGAAAAATTAAACAACCAAAGATTTTAAATCTTAACACTATTAATGATATTAATAAGATTATTGATGAGTCAAATGTTAAAGGACAGATGTATTTTAAAGTTGCCGATGATATTAAAGTGTCAGGCGTGACTATACATTCTTCTGATTATCAGGGTCAACTCATGTCTAATAGTTATCAGGAGTGGAAAGATAGTAAAATTGGTTGTGGAGAATTTGTTATTTATGGAAAATTAACATTTTTAGTTTTTAATAAACATTTCCTTCCAGATCACCCTCAGTTTGTACTAGGAATCAATAAGGATTATGTTAATAAAGCTATTAGTTTAGATTTTTCTAGATCCATTACTGCTCCTACACACAAAGATTTAGCTTTCCTTGTTGTCGATAGTGCTTTGCCTAGTCAACTTGGTTCTAAAACCTATAATTTGGGTACTACATTCAAATATGGTGAAGAATACTCAGGTGCTGCTTTGGATGTTGAGCGTAATGGTGTTTGGTACCATTCTCCTACTCAAATTTTTGGAAAATTCAATGAGCAATTCAGTTTAATGCAATATGCAGCTGGAACAGACCATTCCGATTGTGGTAAAGGTGTTGTTCAAGGTGGAGTTTTGTTAGGGATTCATAAGGGATCCGAACAAAATGGGGACTACAATGTCTTCCTTTGCTTTGATAGTTCTCTTGAAATTTTCTTTTCGAAATTCCTTTGACTCCTTGGTGAGCCTGGGTTTGGTTGTGATGAGTTAATCATTACACCTCCCAAAGGCCCGGGTTTTCGCCATATGTCACTACTGGGTAATATCAATTTAACAAAAAAATTTCCTGATTCTGGGAAAAACTATCATGACAAGCAAGATTCTTATTTTGCTGAATTTAAAAATTCTTTTCCTGAAGAGGCTAAAGTAATTCTTAAAAACGCTACTTCCTTTGAAGTTCGTCCGATGACCAGAACAGTTGAAGCTGCTTTACTTAAAAATGATAAACCGTGTATCTATCCTCTAAATGATCCACATTATGATAAAGCATTTGAATATGCCGATTTGTATTTTGGAAAAATTCTTAATGTTCCTGTTAAGTTGCCTAGTGAAGAAGTTGATTTTAATGCAAAATCGTCTTCCGGGATTATAGGTAAGAAGACTGGTTTTCCCAAAACTCGTGAGTATCTCCAAAGTAAACAATTTGCTAAATACAAATTAAATACTACTCACATTCCTATTAAAATAATTAACGAGAAAGACGAATTGTTAGATATGGAAAGTGATTTATCTAGAGATAAAGTGAGGTTAGTTGATTGTGAGGAAAAAGCATTTCTTTATAAACAAAAACTCTTATATGATAATCAAAATGCTATGTTAGCAGCCGTTAATATCGAAGAAATAATCGCTTATGGATTCGTTAAACAGTATGGTGGGTTTGATAAGGTTATTTCTTCCTTTGAAGATGCCTTTTTAGTAGCCCTCTCTGATATTTCCTTATGATAAAGCAGCTTTCCTTGAAGGCGTTTATATATTAAGAAATAAACATTTGAAGCTACCGCCAAAGGCTTCTGGTTTTCATGATCTCTATGTTGATCTCATCAACTATGTTACCTTTTATACAGTGAATCCCGTTAGATTAACACCTAATGGTGATATTGTTATTCAAGATCATAGTAATAGTTCTGGTCAAAATAATACTACTCCTGATAATTCCATATTGCATACGCTTATTAAATTTCGACAAGTATTGTCTCATTATTGGGACTTACATAAATGCTATCCTAGCTTTGTTGAATTTATGAAATTATTCAAGCTTAAAGTTTATTCTGATGATAAAGTTTTTGCCCTCTTTCAAACACT